AACGTCATGCAGAGCATCACACCAAAAAGCACATGGCCGAGATGCGTCGGCTGATGAAGGCTGGTAAGACCTTCACTGAAGCGCATAAAATGGCAATGAAAAAGGTAGGCAGGTAAGTCGTGGCAGCAACCATCAACGCTACCTTGAAGAGCGAAACAGCCAATAGCTATGTGACGTTGGCTGAGGCTAATGCCTACTTTGAGACCGTTCCAAGCAGTACGCAGTGGGACAACAAGACGGACGACAAGAAAAATCGTGCTTTGATTTCAGCTACACGCTGGATCGACACGTTGAATTTTTACGGTGATCGTTGCGATGCAGACCAAGCGTTGAGCTGGCCTCGCAACAATTACCACGTGGATCGTGTTGAGCTTGCTTGCTCTACGATTCCAAATGACATTAAATACGCTACTTATGAGCTAGCGAATGCGCTGGCCAATGACACGGACGCGATTACAGGGAATACCGGCGATAAGGGGTTATACGAAGAGGTCGAACTCGGGGATCTTAAAGTTAAGTACAACACTGCTAGTCAAGCTACGGGAACCGTTAATAACGTTTTTGATATTTACCCTTGGTTGCAGTCTTACCTTGGCGCTTATTGCTTGGGCGGCAGTGGCAGCTATCAAGTCCGTGTCGTAAGAGGTTGATATGGCACTTGTAGACGACATTTTCAAGTCGATACCGCTTGAGATCCTGACGGACTTTGGTCAGGACATCACGTTAGTTAAGACTGTCACGCCCCGTACTTACGATCCAAGCACTGGTGATGTCACTGGTGCGGACACCACAGTGGTGACAAAAGGCTTTATCGGCAATGTATCAAGCCGTGAATCTGACGGGTTGTATCAGACAACTGACCTAAAGATTACTGTCAGCGGCGACGATCTGGACAATTACTACCCGACCCAAGCTGATCGCATTCGATATACGCAAGGTGGAGCAACGCGGGAAGCCAAAATTTTGAATGTGACAACGTATCGGGGTGAAGACCCACTTCTTCACATCATTATTGCGAGGCCACAGTAATGTCTGCAAAACGTAAGGAAATTAGCCAGCTGCCAATCGATGTTCGTGAGTTGATCAACGAAGTTGCTCGTTACGCTGCTGTTGAGATCATGAACGATCTTGCAGAAGCAGGCCCTGAATGGACGGGCAAGTTTCAAGACAGTTGGGTTGCAGTTCCAATAGGTCGCGCAGCGTCTGGCTCCACAGGTGGTGGCTACCCATATACGCTGAATGATGTACCAAAACTGTCTACGTCGATCAAAGAAACAGCGCGAGTCAAAAAATTTGAAATTGTAAATACGCAGCCATACGCTGAATATGCCCTTGATTTGAAAGAAGGTAAATTCAGAGGAATCGGTAATCCAGCAGGAGAGGTTGTGGCAACGGGTTCTCGCCCTGTTCCTGGACGCCGTGGTGAAATATCTGGCACTGGAGGGGCTAGAAGCACGGCTCCTTTGGATTGGTACACGAGTTATTTAAACGGTGGCGGAATGGCAAAGGCGTTGCAGGACGGCGTAACCTTTGCCTTTAGGAGCAGGCGATGAGATACCAAGCAATCCGCGCCGCCATTGAAGGTCCGATTCAAACAGCTTTTGGGGCGTTGAGCCCTGCAGTCCCTGTGTTTTTTGACGGGATCACAGCAGCGCCTGCAAATGCAACCACTGAATACGTTCGAGTAAACGTCACTTTTGGTTTGACCACAGAGGTAACGCTGACTGACAATCTTGACTTTGCTCGCGGTAGTGTAGTTATTCGCGTTTATAGCGAAAAAGGAAAAGGTCCCGCAAGAAATCAAACCTTGTTGAATACTGCAGTAACAACTCTGACCAGTTTGTCAGCGTCTACGCGAGACGATTCAGGCATTTATCTGCGCCCTGGAGCGATCAACGGTCCGACATTTTCAGCAGAAGAAACAAGTCCGCATTTTGTTGGACGAATTGACGCGTCGTTCACGGCAGAGGATCAGGATTAGATGTTTTGTTGCCTACGCGCTAAGCTGTATGTGTCCGGGTTCCGCCCGTAAAGTCCACCATTCTCCGTTTTACGAATGGCTACCGTCCTTTCGGGCACCTCTGGAGCCCTTTATTACAAGCCTGCTGGCACTTCCGGCACTTTCAAGGCTGCCGACGTTACTAACGCTAGTAACAGCATCAATGTTGGAACCTACCTGAACTTCAAGGTAGACGACAAAGTTTCGTTCACTACTGGCGGTGGCACTTTGCCTGCTGGCCTTAGTGCAAGCACAGATGTTTTCATCAAGACTTACACCGCTTCCACCGGTGTAGCTACTTTTTCAGCTACAGCTGGCGGTACTGAGCTGTCAATCACTGACGACGGTACTGACGGCACCAGCGATTTTACGATCAAGTTTACCGATTTCCAGTCGGTGGCAAACGTTCGCTCCTGGTCATTTGAGGTGACTCGGGAGGAGATCGATACCACCACTATCGGTGGAACGCTTGGTCAAACGGCTCCGTTCCGTACCTTCATTTCTGGTTTTGCGGATGGTTCTGGCTCCGCTGAGGTGTACTTCACTGATGACGACACCGGCATTTCTTCTCGTCTGATTGAAGACGTGACCCAGCGCAAGCAGGCTGGTGCCACCTTCAAGCTGTATATGGACACAGTGCTGTCTTCTGGAACGCCAGATGACACCAAGAGCCGCTCCATTCAGCTTGAGGCTGTGCTGACTTCAGCTAGCTTCTCTGTTACTCCGGATGACGCTCAAACTGTGTCAGTTAGCTTCCGTCCGACGAGTGCTCCTACGTTCGACTTCAGCAAGAGCTGATCAACGAATAGCGACTAAAGCTCCCGGCATTTGTCGGGGGCTTTTTTAATGCTAATGTAGTAGCACAATCAACCGGATATTCATGGCACTCCGCGCCATTGATCGCCTCAAGAAAGCGGCCAACCTGGAAGCAGTTAAAAGAACAGTTGAGCTTTCAGATGGCAGTAAGTTTGAGATGTGGGTGACGCCTCTGACGATGGCAGAGCGTGAGCGTGCTCAGAAGCGTGCTGGATCGGACGATGCCAATGCTTTTGCGCTTCAGTTGCTGATTAGTAAAGCTCAAGATGATGCTGGTCAGGCGTTGTTCATCCCTGGTGAGATTGATGTCCTCAAGCACGAGGTGAAGGACAAAGATCTTCAGGCTTTGATGCTGGCGATTCTGACCGACGATGAAGAAGAGGCTATTGACCCAAAATCCTGAGCGCTGAGCTTCGGAAGGACAACTGGTTGATGCTGCAGTTTGGCATCGCCAAGGAGCTTGGCATAACGCTGTCAGAGCTACGTGCAACGATGACTGCAGAGGAGATCATTGGCTGGAGCGCGTATTTCGGGATATTGAACGAGGACCAGGAGAAGGAGTTAGCAAAGGCTCGCAGGCGCAGGTAGAGTGTTGAAATAGGATTCGTCGGTTTTCTGTGGCTACTTACTCGGGGACTATTGACCTTCGGGTAACGGGCAACGCTGAGCAAAAGGCCGACTTAATAAAAAAACGTATAAATGAAATCAAAAGTATTGCAAATACTCTCAAGCCTGTCCCCAATCTATTTGACAAGAGAGGCAATGCTGCGATTCTTAAGGCAAAGGAAGAGCTTAAAAAGCTTGTAGAACAGTACGGCAAGGGAACAGGGACAGGCAATAGATTTGCTAACACTATTGCGGGCTTAAATCGCCAACTTGGTGGCTTTAATCGCATCTTAAGTAATGTAAATATTGGAAGTGATGAGTTTGTTCAGTCTCTTACGGCTTCTGAAAAAGTTTCTCGGCGTTTAGCCAGAGCTGAAGCAGAAAGGCTAAAGGTTCAAACTCAAATTAACACTGCTAACACTGTCGGTCGAGCAACGTCAGTTCAAGAAACGCTTGACCTTGGCAAGGTTATTCCAAAATCAATCGCTGGTTTGGAGCTGTATTCCAGAGAGCTTCAAGAGAATTTTAGGAACGTAGAAATGGGCTCTCAATCGTATAGGGAGCTTCGTGATGAAATTTTGCGGGTAAACGCTTTGATGCGTGATCCTGTAATGAACGCTGCCGCTCCATCAAGCCCTATTGGTGGCCGAGCAGATATTCCTGGTTCTCCAGCTGCTTTGCGTGCTGGTAGAGATAGAAGAGCGCAAAGGGGACGAGACATTCTTACTGGTGCAGGCTTCCCTCTGTTGTTTGGTGGTGGACCAGCCCAAGCGCTTGCCGGTGGTATTGGTGGAGCGGTTGGAGGACTTGGTGGATCTATTGCCGCTTCCGCCATTGCATCTCAAGTCGAAGCGTTTGCAGCAGCGGCTGCCCAGGCTGGCGTAGCTCTGACATCAACGGGTGGAGCGCTGGACTTCGTGCGTGAAAAGTCGTTGTTTAGCAAAGAAGAAAATAGAGAGCTTGCTGCACAACTTGAAGAACAGGGAGATGCTGCTGGCCTTGCCAAACTTCTTGCCGAAGAGTTATCACTTGCTATTGGAAACAATGGCGTTCAAGCCTTGCAGGATTTGGGGAAGACGACTAAGGAGACGACAAGGCTTTGGAATTTGTTGACGACTCAGTTGTTCCGACTGGTTGCTGGTCCGCTGGATGCCTTCTTAAAAGTTGTCAATAATATTCTTGGGGGCATAACAACAGAGCAGCAGTTTGCAGCGCGTAAAAAAGATCTTGGTGCGGAGGGTGCCGCGGCATTAGATGCGCGAGTTGCAGAGTTGGTGGCTGGCGACACTTCGCGTCTTAACCCGCAGCAACGTCGGTCTAGCAAGGGAAGAGGTGTTGGGGCGTTAAGCGAGCAAGCGGCGATGAAGCAGGCGTTAGGCGAAGAGGCGTTCCAAGTTGCTGCTGCTCCACTTCCTGTCACTAAAGAAGATGACAGGAGATTTACTGTTAGTGGCAAAAAAGGAAGAGAAAGTAGATTGCCGCAGTTGCAAGCTGAAGTCAAGCTTCAAGAGCGTTTAAATGCTCTTCAAAAAGCACTGGCTGAAGCAAAGGCTCAAGAAAACCCAGTGCGTGAAGCAGCACTGCAAATGGAAATCGCTCTCGAAAAGAAAGCTACGGCTATCGAGAAAATCAATCTTGAAAAAATACCTGCACTAGAAAAAGCTGAAAAAATCAAAAAAGTTGAATTGACTACTGATAGCGAGATATTTAGCATTCAAAATAAACTAAAAGAAGCTCGTGCCCTTGAGGCAGAAAAAGTTCAGGAAACTGTTGACGCCCTTAAAGGCGAAAGCTTGTTGCTGCAGGCAAAGCTAAATGGAAACGAAGAAGAGGTTGCGTTAAAGCAAAAAATTGCTGAAGCTACAAAAGATTTGAACGCAGATGACGCCAAGAGGGTTGAAGATTTAATTAGGGGCAATGAGGCTTTGCGTGACCAAGTAAAACTGGCAGAGCAGATGGATCAAGTTTATAGCCAGATTGGCATGTCAATTAAAGACGGAGTAGTTAACTCGATTCAAGCTGCTGTTGATGGGACGAAGAGCTTGGCAGAAGTTGCCACCAATACGCTTAAAAACATTGCCAACCAGCTGTTAAACGTTGGCGTCAACCTCGCATTGTTCGGAGCACCAACAGGCACTGGAACGGGAGGTGGCTTGCTTGGTGGCCTCTTTGCCAACGGCGGCAAGCCTCCAGTTGGAAAGCCTTCAATCGTTGGCGAGAAAGGGCCTGAGTTGTTTGTTCCGAGCACATCTGGCACTATCGTTCCAAACGGTCAGTTTGGAGGAGCTAATGTTGTGGTG